GTTGCCGTAGCCGTTGCCGTNGCCGTCGCCGTNGCCGTTGCCGTAGCCGTCGCCGTCGCCGTTGCCGTAGCCGTCGCCGTCGCCGTTGCCGTAGCCGTTGCCGTAGCCGTTGCCGTAGCCGTTGCCGTAGCCGTCGCCGTCGCCGTGCTGCAACCCTAATGTTTGCGTTTCCTCGACCTGAAATGTTGTTTGCATAGTATTATGACCAATTAGCCGTATTAACATCCATTCGAGCGACCATAGTCATCTTGTGGAAGTGAATATTGGGACAAGCATCAAGTACTGTATCTTGTAGTTTCCCTTTTTCAGCCAATTCACCAAGCCCTTGTGTCGTTCCCCATTTTCGGATAACACTTGCATCAGTGAGTGTACAATCATCGCCTTTTTCATAGTAATTACCTACTACTACCCAACCTCTGTTTAGTACTACGATTTGTTTAGTACTAGGTTTGATATTCTTTTTTGATAATTCTGCTTTTACATCTTTTTCAGCGATAAATACTTCATCATTGATAGTAATTTTTTTCATAATTTTTGTGCCTTTCGGCGATTGTTTTTAATAAAAGTCTTTTAGTAGCCTCTAGGGCTTGTTAATCTTGCCATGCTTTAATTAATAATTTCAAATGCCTTTTTAGCCCCCTCATTCAAATTCCCAAGAAATGAAATCAAACATTTTTCACATACATCTTGTTCATAATCTGCAAACAGAGATAATCCCTCTTGTGATTTAACTTTTAAAACTGCACGCAAACTTTTGAATGTGTAGAAAAATTCATTATCTTGTTGTTCTTTTTTACATCGGTCACATACTCTGTTTGTATATTTTGCCATATTATTGATTAGTCCAACTTGCGTTAGGGTTAAATGCTGGTAATTGTTCGCAACATTTATCATTTCCGCATTCATAGCGGGCGTAAAATCCTCCTGAAGCCTCTACGCAATGCGTCATAAGTTTAAAACGTAGTGCTAGTAATACCAACAAGACAAGAATACCTAGAGATATTACTGACCATTTGAGTATCTTGTTTCTTTCTCGCTTTTGTTTTGATTTATATGATTCTTTGTCTGCAAAATCTAAATAGGTAGGTCTTTCAGGGCGTTTGTATTTAGACATAACGTGAGTATTTACTTAACTCATAATTATTAGCTCGTTGTAGTTCTGTTTGATTTAAGAGTTCTTCATCTCCCCATAAATCATAGTTTCTCATTTTACTGTTTCGTATTTCCATTGCTTCTTTGTGGAGTGGATGATTTTGTTTTGATAGGGCTAGTAGGTAGGTTTGTTTATTCATATAGAGTTTCATTCCATTCCTTAAGGATTTCATTTCTTCCTAGTTGATGTAATAGTAGTCCGTATTCATCTGCATATTTCATATATTCCTCACCATCCAAGTTTTCTAACCACCGTTCAAATCCTTCTGGTGAGTTGTTGGTATGAGTATCGCATTGGTCTAAAAGATATTCTTCAAATGATAGATATTTATTCATGGTCGAAGTAATAGTTTTGGGTCGCTTGTAATTCGCGTGCATATTCTTCTTCAAGATTGGTTGATAGCTTTTTATAAAGTCCATTTGCGATTACTTTAGTTGTGTTATCGTAAATATCTGATTCAATAATTTCCAAACAATTTTTCATTATCATTTCTACCTGCTGTTCGTTTAGGTCGTAAGTCATATATTTAATTAGATTGCATACAATCCGTTATGAGGGATAAATTCATACTTCTTTCCTGTTGATGAAAGCAATGTATAAATATCAGGCATAAAATCTTTTTCAGCGCGGATTGCGATTACTTCAAGATTTTTCATAAATCCAACACTGACCTTGGCTCCAATACTCCAATCTTTATTTTTGTTTGAAATGCGATTTGAAATCATAATGTGTTTCTCTGTATCCCAACAACAACTAGAGGAAGTTATTGGGAGGATACAAAGCTCTAGTTTATTAAGTGTGGGTTTCGACTTCCACATTTGTATTGTATACCATGATACATAACATAGCAATATGTGTATAAAGATAGTTGTGGATAACTTCTCTATTTTGCTTGTTTTATAATACTTTATTTATCTGTCAAATGTTATTTATGTACGACCGCTTTTATCCTTTCCAAGATACTTTGTGGGGGCTGTTTTTCCTAATGTGTGTCAGTTAGTTCCATAGTCCTTTCAATCTACGATGTCCTGACTTGTTTAATCATGTGCTTATGGAAAGACCTAGTTATCAAGCGGACAGATATTGCTAGGGATTAGTATAAACACACGATTGTAAAAGAAGCGTTTATCGACGGGCTCCTTAGATGTCGTTTTTTTAGGATTGTAACGCAAAAAACTCCTTTGGACGGTGCACAAATGGTTTTTATACCACTCACACACACTCCAAAAGAGTTGTTATGTAAGTATGTGCGAGGTTCACCGTCCGCAGAATTATCTGCATTACAAGTATAACACTTCACAATACTATTTGCAATAAGCTCCCCCGTAAACCAAACAAAGCATCAAAGAGTATATCTGACATCAGAATTGCTTATACAAGTAAGGTTCCGATGAGGATGTCTTTTTTGAGTTTATTTAGTATAAGGGAAAGCCTATTTCCATACTTCGTAGGCTACTCCATCACGAACTTCAAAATATCTTATTTTTTCTACTGGCTTATCAAAACAATAGCGGGCGAGTTTAGTCTTTCTGATTGCGCCAGGGTAATAATCAACATTGATTTCCTGCTCCTCTGCAAGCTCACGTAGTGCCCTACCTGCACTTTCGGGAGAATATCCACAATCCTCAGCAAAAACGTATAGATGACCTTTTTTGTGCCATCCAGGGCTATTCTTGAGGTGCTTTAGGAGTATTTCTTTTAGGGAGTTTCTTTGTTTCATATAACATCTTTTCTTTAGTAGCTCGTCGTATCCATTGAGATAAATTATTATCTGCTGACCTAGGGTCTGTAACACTTTGTATGTATTTTTTTACATCTGGTGCTTCTAGGTATGTAAGTGGTTTTAGTTTCATGTTATTTTCCGTGTTTTGCTAGTGTGTTCAAAATATCTAACCATTTAGTGAAATCTAAGTGTCCAAATACTCCTCCACCACTGGACTCTTCTGAATATTTATTTTCTAATAGCTCCATGACTAGTTCTGAACAACCAACCATTACTTCTACATCGTTTGAACCTTCTTTGATTATGTCTGAGTATGTTTTCATTAAATCTACTTTTCCAAAACCATCTTTATATTCGTAGTTGTAATTTTCAGTATAACTACCAGAACCCCATATAGTAGATATATTATTTCCATTTGGTAGAGTTATAAATATACTATTTGACTTATTTTGTGTGAATGTTTTTTTCATTTTATTCATAATCTATTAGGCTTTCAATACTTGGGAAAGGGATAAATACTCCAGTTGTTTCTGATACAGCTTTTATCAGGTCTTCCCATACAGGGTCTATCTGATTGCTTTTTAGTTTTGTTGTACTGTCTACACCAAACTTTGCGTAAGCGATTGCCTTATACACTTCCTTTATTGATTCTTTAGTGGGGCGTATTTCTAGGTTCTTAATGATTGCATTTAAGGTGATGTTATTTTCAATAAGGACATTTGCTATATCTTCGCAACCTTTGTGTAGTGCTTTGCTTTGAAGTTCACTTCTTTGTTTTTCGACCTTTTCCTTTTGCATATTAGATATCCCAACCTACTGGGTCAATTTCTGGTGCATCTACTCCTGGTACTGGATAGTCTTTACCTAGTGGACTATGAGTTTTCATGGATAGTGCTTCTTGTAATTTGTCGAGTTCCTTTTCAGATACAATAACGTAAGCATCTCGTTCTTTATATTCTGTGTTCATTTTAGCAGAAATATATTGATTGCCTGATTTATCTGTTTTTACCCAACCACTAGCGAGGTCTACCCAAGTATCATTATCTAGTTTAGCTGAAATTGTTCGGTCTGGTTGATTTTCTGCCTTTTTAAAGGTGTTTTTTTTGATTGTGAATTGTGTGATTTTATTCATGTTAGATTTCTTCATTATTACTAAAAGGGTCGTCTGTTGAGTTCATGTGATTGGTGTTTTTCTTTTCTTTCATTTTACTCGCTGCGTTTCCATCATCATCGTTATCACAGTTTAATCCTAACATTGAAACTAGCATGTAGCGTCTCATGTAGGTGATTGCACTACCTTGACCTTGTGGGTCTTGTTTAGCGAGCAATAAAGGCATTTCTGAGGAGATGAACTCACCACTACTTACTTCCATTATTACTGTTTTTAATGTTGGTGTATTTACACTAGCATTTCCATTCCAAATGTAACCAGGTAGCTGATAGAAAATCAAACCTGCTTTTTCTAATGGTTCCTTGATTGCAGGTAAAATTGATTCAAGAGGAGCGTACTTTGATTTGAAGAATGGATTATTTGCATCCTTGTTAATTGTTCCTATTTCTTTGTGAAATATTTTTAATGCTTTTGTGATTTCTTTCATAGTTTAGTGATTAGTTAATAATAGGACATACTTATCATATACTTATCTTGTACATAACGCAACTATTTACATGTTGATAACTTCTTAGCCTTAGCTTTTAATGCTATGCCGAATATTCCTTGGCTGAATGTTACTAATTTTCGGCTCTTATAGTCTTTTGCATTAGACATTGCAGGGAATAAATCAGGTGTTTCTATCCAGTGTAATTTCATTGCTAACGCTCTACCTGTAATTGGTGGGTATTTTTTCTTCTCTTTAGATGTTGCACGCTCTTGGTTTATTATTTCTTGTATTTCTTTGAGTATGCTTTGTCTTTGATTTGTAATACATCGTTTCTTTTTTGGCGGTTCACTTATATAAAATCTCTTTAATGGATTTTTTTGCGATTTATTATATTCATAAACTTTATTTGATACATTCCTAATCTGTTCAAGTGTTAATGTACCACCGAATTTTTCCTCTTTCTTCTGATACTTTCCTAGGACTAGATCACCGATTCTAAGTAATGGCTTGATTTCTTCTTTGTCTTGGTATTGTTCCATAATTATTTCCATTTAACATAACCTGGTAAAAATAACTTAGTACTAATCCACCACTTGAATCTATTTAATTTTGTGTCTTTTGCTGTGAAGAAAAACACAAAATTGTCACCTAAATGCCATTCAATGTTCGGTTCTGGGTCTGGTACTCCTACTGTTATAGTTTGGTATTGTTCTGGTGTGTTCATAGATTTAATTATTGTGGATAAATGTAATAAATGAAACCAGTGAATTAAAATCTTCGTCTGTATAATTCCCCCTACCTCTTTTTTCGGCATCTATCAATGCTTTCTGAAAATCATTATAAAGTTCAACTAATATTTTCTTTACTCGTTCTTTTTCCATAATTACTTTACATTAGTGTCTGATAAAATTTTCATAGATTTCTGTATTCAGATTCCGAGATTATTCCTTGTTCATATAAATCTCTAGCTGTTGGATTAAATTTTTCTTCCTGTTCCTGAAAGCAACCACAATGGACTAATTCAGCATTATCTTGTTCCTCTTTAGAATATTCGCTTGGGTCTGACTGAAATGACCCGCAATCGCCGCATCTTTGTAATTTTTCTTTCATATATCTATAAGATTAGATGTTAGGTTGTTAATAAATTATTCGGGATATTCTGACGGTTTGTATCCCCATTCTTTTATTTCGTTCCATGCTTCTTCTAATGAAGAATAGTCGTGCATTCTACTCGGTCCAAAAAGATATGAGTACACACCTATTCCTATTGTGGGTTTTGAATTTAAATAAACTTCTTTACTTCCTGCCTCAAACCAGTTCGGATAACTGGCGGTTAATTCAATATATCCCTCGCTTGATTTACAGTGACCATCTTTAGTTATGTCATCATCCCATCTTTGGTGTAAATCTGCCAAATGCTGTCTGATTTTATTAAAAAGTATTTTATCTTCCTCATTCATATTATTCAGGTATCATCTTAGATTTCTTATAAAGTTTCTCCAACATATCATTCACCTTTTTTCTTTGTTCGGGTGTTTCTGTAAATTCTTTCGGTTTATCTATTTGTCTAATATAATCTAACTGTTCTTGTTTCCATTTAGCATATCGAATTATCTTTTTCTCTTTTCCGTCCCGCCAAATACCCTCCTTGATAAATTCTTTTGGACTTGTGTTTGAAACATAATTATCGTACTGCTCATCAATAAGCACTTTAGATATATCTACTCCGTTCAAAATAACTCCATAATCTTTTAGTGTAATCAATCCTTTACTTGTCATTGTATCGGCTACTGCCTTTAGCAAAGCACCGTCGTATTTCAGTTCAAAAATCTGTCCGTCTCGTGTAATAACATAGAAGTATTTATGCAACATACATTTTCTTTTGGTTTTCTTGTTTTTTCTGGTACTTTCTGCGAGACCAGTTTAGTAATGTGGCGTAGTGACTAGAATACCGCTTTCCTGTTGAAGCCATATAGGAAGATAATTCTTCAATAAGTATTTTAGTATTATTCTCTCCAAGTAATGTTACTAGTTTCTGTTTCTCTACTTCAGTTAATTTAACATTATCAAATTCACCACAAGACTGCTTGAGTGTTGTTAATTGAGTATTGTTAATATGAGTATTGTTATGTGTTTCTGTTGTCACTCGGTTTTCGTCTTTAATGTCACTCGGATCATCGTTTTCTGTCACTCGGTATCCATGTGACTTAATGTCACTCGGCTTAGGTTTCCACATACTTTTAGCAAGTAGTGTGTATATATTATTTGCCTGCGTTCCATCATCTTTCTTACTTTTTGTAATTTTAATTATTCCCCATTCTTCAAGAATGGCGGTAGCACGAACTATTGTTCTGGTACTTATTGCATTTTCTTCTGCGATAAGTTTCATGCTGGGAAAACATGTTTGTGATTTGTTGTCGGCATGTCTACATAGTGAAATGTATACAACCGTGCAACTAACGCCTAGATGTTTCGCATACCCATTCAAATACTCGTTATCTAACCAAAACCATTCTTTCTGGCGGTTATCTCTAATTTCCATAGTATATAAACCTGTGTTCAGCCCACCCCCTTTGTAAGTAGGCGAACTGAACACAGATTACAAAGGTTAATAAATGCAGATTTCGAGTCTGCACTTACATTATACTATATGTTTAAATAATACAAAATATATATGGGGATAACTTTAGACACGACTAAAATAGCATTTAGAACACTCACCATTATAGATTTGATGTACTGGCTTTTTGCAGGTCTTGCAAGAGTAAAGTGTATTCGTTGATCTTTTCTTGGAACCAGATTTCATCGGCTTTAATGATTTTTTGTTTGTCTTGGAAGATTTGATCGACATATTGTTGTCCTTCGTTTGATACTAGATTCTTATAAAAAAAACTTCCATTACCTCCTAGGTTTATATTACAATAATAGCACTGCGGGCGTAAATTCCTTAAGTCATAACGCAATGAAGCTCCACCTACTGAACTAGCAATGAAATGTCCTGTTTGCCACCCTGAACCCTCTAGTCCTGTCTTTCCGCATGTATAACACTTATTACCGTATCTTAATCTCGTTATCTGTTTGCAGAGCTCCCACAGAATCGTTTTAAACCGCTTTATTTGCCCCGTAGCGCGTTTCTTTTTAGCTACCTTGGACTTTGGCTTATTCTTCTTTTCAATGATCTCCTTAAAGGTTTTTTTACGGAATCCAGTGCGTTGCATGTATGTATTGTAACATTTGAACTTGTATTACGTCAACACATATGGTAGTAATACATATATGTTGCTTAATGCATCTAACCCAGAGGTGGAAATAATACCTTTAAATCATGATACTTGAAAGCACCTTTCGGGTGCTTTTTTGGTTAAAGTGTTGTATAATAATATAAACAAGTCCCTCTGGTATCTAGCATACACCTAATAGATACGCAGTAGCTTCTCAGACAAGCAAAGGGGCACTAAAATCTGTTCTTATGGCAAACTTAAAAGACTACCAAACTAAACCTACGTCGTCGTTTTGTCCTACATGTCAGTGCTTTAGGGACGGATTGATAGAACATGTTACCACCACAGGCAGAAAAATCCATTATAGATTTGTTTGCAGCTGGTGTCTTTTCCCAAGTGAGGGGTTAATTTTTAAACGTAAAGGAAAATGAATCAGAAAATTGTTATCTCGTGTCCACACTGCCAAAAGAATACTATGGCAGAAGTAATTTTCTATCACTACGAGATTGGTAAAATCTATGAGAGAACACTTGCGTGCATGAACTGCAACAGGCCTATCAATGAGAAAATCAACCTCGGTAAATCAGAACAAAATGCTAACAACACTGTTACTGGCCAATTTACTTTTCCTTTGTTTGAATCTAATCAAGGGAAAGAAACCACAACTAATAACACCTAAGATGATCTATAGTTACTTCAATAAGAAGTACAAACTACTGATATTAACCTACCAACTTAATAAGATACAAAAGAGTTTTAAGAAACGCCGATCCCCCGAAGGTCTATAGAAGGAATCTATAGACCAAAAACCGCACTTCACTGTGCGGTTTTATCATGTCTTAATTTCCAACGAGCAAAGAAGTCTATTTCCTTTTTCTTAGGAGGTCTTGGATGTGGAATATAGGTATGTGGGTTGATCTTTTTATACTCTATTCCATAGAGTCTTTTTAGTTCTTTTTTACAAGGAAAACAACGAGGATTATCTACCTTAATCATTCGTTCAAGATCTTTTCCACAACCTACACACTGTAAAGTTATTTTCATGATAGTTCAGCTTAGGGACTGATATGCCAAGTTTGTGAGGCCTTTTTGTAACCCATTTGAATTACATAACACATCAGTCCTAAAGTTGGATTACCAATGGAAGTGAGACCGTCCCTTAAAAGAAACTTACTTCCCGTTACGATAGTTCACGTTTGAAATAACCTGAACGTCGTTCTTATGATCTGATGTTTCTTGTGGGCAGTGTATAAAAATAGTTTGCGCCGAAGAGTTATCAGATCACTTGACATAGTGTAAAAGAAAAAACCCACTATGGGAAATTTTCTTAAAATTTAGTTGGGGATAACCTCAATTGAAGTTTCCTTCTTATTGAAGATTGCGGCAACAGATGTCTGTACAATCGGGATATTGAATGCGAGTGAGATCAACAGTGCAACATTTGTTACTTCTTTGACCCACAATGATCCGATTGCGGCTGAGAAAATGTTTACTGTGACTACTGCGATTCCTAGGATAAGACCAACGATCACGGCTACTGGCTTTGATGGTGTCATAATTTTAATTAACTAATTACTAATTTGAAAGGCTGTTGGTTCATAATGGTTTCAAAGTGTGAAAGGGTTACAACACTTCCTGTTACATCCAATTCTCCGTCGGAGTTTATATCTGTAGGATTTATACCTAACAAGATACAACCAGCAGAGTTTGTATAGTAATTTCCGTTATGGAGGAAAATTCCTGAACGATTTGGGACATTCTGAATCTCATAGTGATAGGTGTTCATATCGTTCATGAACGTCCAGACACACTCATAAGTCCCTGTAGGAATGCACGAAATATCAGACTGATTATCCAACCAAGGTAACTCCAAGGTTGAACAAGTAAAGTCTCCTGCTTTTAGAGTACCTAATGTTTCTTTACCATCACTTGCAATTCGAGTAATAGTAACTGGTTCTGGTACTGACTGCCTAGGCGGAACGATGTTAGCTAGTGCAGCTTCAGTCATCTTACCAACTATTCCATCTGGTTTTAATCCGTGAAGTGTCTGGAAAAGTTCTACAGATGCTAGCGTATGAGGTCCAAAGTTTCCATCTTCTGTAATACCGAGAATGTGTTGCAATTTTACTACGTCTGGTCCTTTCATTCCTATTTTTAAAGTCTGTGAGAATAGTGGGATTACTGGTGTTGTGTTCATATCAATAGTGATTACCATAGCGTCGTAGATTTGTCCTGCATAATCTGACCAGAGGAAGTTTCCATCTCCTCCATGACCCCAAGTTGAGTTCCATGAGTTACGAATAGTAAACTGATCTCCTGGTACTGTTGAATCATATGCATGCAAGAATACTTCATGACCTCCAGCATTGCCTGGCTTTAGATTAACCAAACCTTCTTGCTGCATCCAACTAACCTCGTCTACATCTACGGCGATAATACAAGTCCCATATTGAGCTAAGAGTGTCTTTAGCTGTGCATCTGTAGGGTTTTGAATCTCTACCTCTGCCTTTAGTGGGTATTGATGGCATTCTTGTGTAATAGGGTCGGTAATTACCACGTTTATGTAGTCTACAAGGCTCAAGGCGACGTTATTAGGTACGGTTTGGGTGGTTGCACAGCCCCCTGCTTTTTGAACGCCCTGAAAGGCAAAATAGGCTGATGTACCCTCTCCATTTGGATCACCGTCTAGCTTCTTAGCCTGAGCATAGATAAATCGAGGTGAAACTGAGGGAACCTTTCCTGTTTTCTTATAATAGTCATACATTACCGCAGCAGCAAAAGCATGTCCTACACACGCTGGTTGCTGTCCTTGATCTAACACAGGAATCATTGAGATGTCTGTAGAGACTTTCGATGGTAATGGAACTGCTGATACTGTGAAATGAGGAAGTTCTCGATCTGGGTTTCTTTTATATCCTAGGCTGTACTTCATAAGTATAATTTAATTAGGCAACTACTTGAATCTGATAACTACCAGTCGTTACATCTAATACGAGGTAGTCATCTCCTGGTGATAAACCTCCTGATATTGCAGCGGCATTGTTAGCAAATGGCTGAAGTCCAGAGAATCTGACATGTATTCCACTTAATTGAATCAGTTGAGCGCCATCATCTACTAAGATCTCTGTACTATTTGCTTTGTTAGAGAAACTCATGGTTGTGGATAAGTGGGTTGCTAATAATCTATAAGTTATGTATCATATACATATGAGTAAAAATACCCAAATGTTGTTAATAGCAATTGCCATTATTGTAATTACTACCTATATCTGCGGAATCGAAGTGTCTTTATTTTGTCTTGGAATTGCTATTCTTAGTTCTATTTTTTGATTTAACTGAGGATTTTTTAACTAATCCATTACTATTATTCACTAGACCTCCTATTTTCTGTGCTTGTTTTTCATAAGTAGTATGTGGTGGAATGATAGGTACAAAGTTTTGAGACTTAGGACCTTCTTTACCTTCTGTGAGAAGTTTAGGGCTAGATTTAGAAATACCTAATTCTATTTTATGTAATTCCTTTTCCAAAATTCTGGCAACTGCTGGATTCTTGTCCTTGATTTGTTCAAGGGCTTTTTTCATTCCCTTACTTTCCAGAACATTTGAACCGAAATTTTTGTTTAAAATCTGTTGTGATTTTTGTCCGATTATTGCTCCGACAATTGCTCCAAAAGGTCCTCCAATTTTGTCTCCTACTGCGATTTCCGCATATTTAGCAAGTGAAGCAAGACCTTGTTTCACTAGACTTTCTTTAACAGCTGGTTTCTTCCCATCGAGTTTTTTTAGTACTTTTATTGCATCAAAGAGCGCGGATTGTTCTTCGAGAGCTCGCTTATAAAGTTCTTTATGTTCAGTGGCATTAAAATTATGTTCTTTCAAAGCTCCGTAGATGGATTTATGTGCTCCTTTTTTAGTTGAGTTATTCATATCCCATCTTCCAGATGCTTTACCTTGTTGTTTTCGGATACGTTCTGAATGACCCAATTTAACAATATTTCCTTTATTTTCTCTTTTATATGATTCAATTTCGTTATCAATATTCTTGTCTGCTTGTTCTAGCTCAAGAGGAGTAGCATTATTATTAAACTTTCTATAATTGGCTTTAGCACTTCTTCCCACTTCATCAAGATTCACCGTACCATTTTCTGAGTCCATTACTTTAGCCAAGCTTTCTGAAATATTACCAATATGTTCGTATGCCTTGTCTTGGTTTTCAATAGTCTGTAAACGTTCATTTTCATCAGTATTGCTAGGTGCAAGCCCTCCATACATTCCGATGGTATTTACTCCGTTCTGAATGCGTGCATCCTGTAAATCTTTTGTTCCAGAAGCCGTTTGTCCAAGAATACTTTTAATAGCACCCGACACCTGGTTACTGGCTTGTTGAGACTGTGGAATTGAACTGGATAATTGTTCAATTTCGTTTTGTAAGGCCTGTTCGCCTGCCGTGTCAGTAGTCGTAGTATTGTTAGTAACAGACGGTGTGGCTTTACCTTTGAATAAGTTTCTCACGGTATTAAGTGCTTCATCGCCAAGTGCAAATTTTCCTGCCTGGGAAATTAGACCTCCTGTAAGACCTCCTGTAGTAGCTGTAGTTGCTCCTGCTCCACCCAATGCTCCTGCATCTGCTAGTCCAGCAATCGTTCCTGCTGTACCTAATGTAGTCGCAACCTCTGGGATTGCTGCTGCACCACCACCAATTACACCTGCCAGTCCAGCAGTTTCCAATACCCCAGGGAATCCCTTAGAAATAAGTTCTGCTCCTTTATCATTTAATCCCCCAACATTATCGTGGCGGATTGTAGACTCTGGAGCATCTTCATCTAGACCACCCATTTCTTGAGAGTAATACTGTTCAACTCGTTTTACATAAGCTGGTGTATCATAATTAACACCTTGTGCCGCATTGTATCCAGGTTTCTGTGTCTTATAAGCATCTGGGTTTCCACTATTCCAAAGGGAAGCAATTTGTGCTGGCTTCAATCCAGAACTACCAAGAGCTGATATTTTCTTATAGGCAACCTCGTCCTGATTTGCAGGCGAAAAATCATCAGGATTTAAACCGTACTGAGAAGCATCTGATTTAAAGTTCGCAGGAACATCTCCTGGCTTCATTGGTGTTGGGTTATTCCAACTATATGCACCTGCTGAATGACCATTATCAGAACTATAATCTTCATAGTTACCCCCTGTTTCTGCACGACCAATAGCCTTAGTAAGGGATACTACGGTTGGGTCTAACTGTTGAGGTTGCTGATTTTGTGTTTGGTCTGTAGACATATATTTTAGTAGAAACTACCGAATATTGTACTCCCTTGATTACCTTGTCCGACTTGTCCCGTACCAGCACCTTGATATTGAGCCTGTTGATTCTGGTATGCCTGAATCTTGGTATTCATAGTTTGCTGAACAGTATCGTAGAGGGTTTTTAATTGGGCTGGACTTAATGTATTGATTGCTTGTCCATTTGTAAGTGCAGTAATCTGAGTTGGTGTGAGTCCACTTCCTCCGTTTTGAATAATGCTACTAAGAGATGTTTGCAAGGCGTTCAACGCTTCATTAGCTGCGGATACATTACCTGCTCCACCTGTCTGTTGTGAAATAGCTTGTGTCAAAGCATTTACTGTTGGGAATTGTGACCAGTTTAATCCACCAACCGCACCAGAAAGAGTATCAAAGTTCTTTTTAGTCTGGTCTGCATAGTTTTGTAGTGTACTTATTTGGTCTCCAATCGCATTAGATTGTCCAGTGTTATGTTGCAAATTCTGGAATGATTGATAGTTCTGAGCACCATTCGCTCCTGGGCCACCCAATCCGTAAGTAGATTGATTGGTGATTGGGTTTACTAATGTATTACCTGGACTAACCTGTTGAGGTTGGGTTGCTTGTAATCCTAGAGCTGGAGCTGCTTCTGCTGCCTGTAAGTTAGCTCGTTGATAATCAGTTAATGTCTGTGCGTATCCCTGACCTACATTCATTCCTGCTGGAGCTGCTAGAGCTGGGGCTGCTGCGTTCTGTAGGTTCTGTAACTGATTTAAATAGAATCCTGGCTGACCTGCCTGTTGGTTAGGAATCTGACCCTGCATTGACCCTGCTGGAGTAGCTTGAGACTGTCCATATAGTCCGTTACCCTGTGATCCTGTACTTCCCGAAGATGTATCATAGGTCTGCTTGATAACAGTTCCATCGGGAGAAGTGTGTGTGTGAGATGATACTTGAGCCTGTGGTGCAACTGGTGGTGGTGTATAGACTTGTCCTGTAGGTGTTGAAGTATTTGGCGCTTGAGAAAATCCACCAACCTGTTGGTTACGTTGATTTATCAGAGATTGTGGATGAAATAATGAACTCATCATGCCACCATTTTGTTTTGCTGTGTTTCCAAACATAAATTTATTGAGCGAAGAAGAATAGGTTAGGGTTGATAAACTGTGGAGGTTCTCCTAAATCTACATTGACTGACTTTTGACCGATATAGTCATTCATTCGTGATATACCCTCGTTGTAAAGTCCTTCAAATGATCTCATTTTATCAATATCTTTGTTAATCGTTGAGAAATAGATAACGAGTGGACGGTATACTAGAAGATCTTGGAAGTCTTCATAAAGTACTGGCATCTGACCAAGAATGTACGCACTACCTGAAACTGCGACTGTTCCCTGATAAGGTGCGGTAAGTGTGAGTGATGTCGTTGAATTTACTGATTTAACCTGATACCACATCTGATCTCCACCTGTGAATTGGATCCAACGCTGCTCATCTGGTCCTTGGGTTATTGTCCAAGTAGTACCCGATCCTGTTACGTTTGTTGAACCTGATGTGCTTGCTACTGTGAACGTTGCCGTTCCATCTCCACCTGTGATTGTTAGAGTATCTCCTACTAAATAACTCGTACCTGGATTATCTATTGAGATTGAAAGAATTACTCCCCCTTGTGTCTGTGTGTTTACTGTTGCTCCTGTTCCAGAACCTCCTGTAGTAGCCACGCTTGTTGCATTTGTATACCCTGTAGTTCCTCCAAATAGATTGCTTGAGCTTGTTACCAATCCTATTGGTACACTCACTGTTCCTGTTTTGTAGTCGGGAATATTTAGATCTGGTACTCGAAACTTATAGTTATATGTTATGAGGTTTCCATTTGAACTTGGTATAGGCCAGATGTTTACCAGACCATTATAAATGAAGTAGTAGTTTGGAATGTCTGAATTATACGGAAGCATGTTAATCAAGTCCCAATCCTTCCGAGAAAGAACCTCCACTGGAGTGTAGCGAAGAAGCCCAATAGTAATGGTTACTGTCTTCATGATCGAGTAATTCGCAGGTGTGACATAGCCCTGTTGTCCTGACACAGTGTACGCCGTTGAAGAACCTTCATTATTGAAGTATTTTTGCAACAGATAACGCTGCGTATCATTTATCATCTGCGAACCTAATTCTTCGTTTTGAGAAGTTGTGTTCTGTGATAGTGAGGTATAAAAATTTACTAAAGTTGAGTATGATTTCATAAATTAAACTAGTGTGAATACTTGCCATGTTCCTGTAACTTTGCATCCGTAGAAGTCACCGTTATAGAAACATATATCTCCTGCCTGTGGACTAGCAGGCAAAGATGGGTTAATTGGTAACGACAACCTCCACGGTAAACCAGTGGAAATCACTCTAGTAACCGAAGGGAGAAATTCAAAGTTTGTCGAATTTGTCATATCTCCAACTGACAAATTGACTACTTGAGAGGAACTAAGGGTTATTTCTTTGAATACTTCTCCGTTTAATCCATTGAATGATAAGTTTCCATAGGGAACATTAAGCGCATTTACTGGTGGGCTTAGATAGAATTGCGAAGTTCCGTCTGGATTATTTACTACATTGAACGTATATTTTCCTATGGCTGCTGGAAATATAAGTCCTCTTGTATCAAGGGATAAATCCCCCATTTGAATTTTAAGAGCATCTGAACCATTATGTTGATGTCTAGGTACGGTGAAACCACCAGATGTTCCACCTTGTTTAGTGTTGTACTTTTTTACGATGTTTTGTACATCTTGTGAACCTAGATTATCAATCATAAATTATTTTAGAATTACGTCTCGCAACTGAGGGGTTAAATTTGAATTCGATCCTGCATTTATCTTTGCTCCAATCTGAATGTAATCAGCCGACTGGAAACTAAGACTTTGAATTGCATCTGAGAGGAAAACATTTCCTCTCGAATCTGTCATATTCGCCAAGTTAAATGTTCCGATGTTGTTTCCTTGTCCATCCAAGAATGGTTGATAATCCATTCCTGTTGTAGTTCTCCAAAAGAATTGAATTTGATCTCCCGAATTTAATGGAGTTACTAAGTTAAATTCTAATGAGCTAAATGTTCGTGGGATCAATCGAGTACCTGCGAGATAAAGTGAACTTTCTAGGAAAGTAGTATTTGGATCTGAAATATAGTATTGAGAATCTAACAAGTCTATTCCATAAGTTGCACCTTTTTGCCAACCTACTAAAACGGAATTGTTATTTAGACATTTTATAAAACCAATAGCATAATTTGTTGTGTATTGAGCGTTAATATCCCCAAATGATAGTGGAAATCTCAATCCTATGACACCTGTTGATCCAACGTCCACTGTTTGTCCATAAGCATTTGATTCGATATTCACTGACCAAACACCATAAGGATAAAGACCCGTGTTGGCAATTTGAGTAGTTGGTGAGGGGAAATTTGCGCCTGCTGTTAATAGTTCTGGTCCTAAGAAGTCAATTCCTGACGGATAGATTGTTGAAGCAAGACGTGTTGTATATTGTGTACCTCCCAATGTACGATTACTCATTCGTAGTGCCAAACGATCAATGAGGGTTGCTGACGATCCATTAAATACATATACCCCATGCTCTTTATCTGTTACGCAATACAATACCCCATTCTTTGTTATCATCTGAACAACTGGATTTGAAGCCCCTGCAAAGGTAACAAGATTGACATAGTTTGAACTTGATACACCATCCCAAACTACAACATCAGTGTGACTCGGATTAACTGAATTACTAACTCCAATAGCGAATGTTCCTGGTGGTAGTAATCCAATAGTTTGGGAAATGTAGTAATCAGATAGACTAAATTTAGTAGGACTGGCTAAATATGTAACTCCAGGTGCAACACTAGGATCAAAAGGAGTTCCTGGCGCACCAATAAATTCAATATATCCAATATATGGCCCATTGCAGAAATACATTACTTGTCCATAGACAAATGGGAAATGATTGATATTTAATGCGTTTTGTAGTGGATTTTGTGCTGCGGTTGTCGTCCACCAACTTGACGTGAGGGTAGGTCCTGAACTTAGAGGACCATAAATAGAAATATCATCATTATTAAACATGAATAAATAATCTTCCCACACTTGAATACCTTTTCCACCTGCTACAGATGTAAATAATTGTGTCCAAGTGACACCTTGATCGAGAGATTGGTAAACATTTCCTGTTTGATCCTGTACATAAATATATCCTTGATTTGATATGGTACATCCAATAGGCAAATCAAGAACAACACTTCCACTCTGCTTGTTCATCTTACGAGATAAGCGCGCAACTGTCTTCGTTGTAAAAAGGTCAATACCAACAGCCACTCCTGCTCCAATAGAGGGGTTTTCACTCTGTCCAGAAAAGTCTGTCATATACAAAGGAGCTGGTACTTGTGATTGATTAGGATTCATGATTTTGTTTCAATTGATTTATAATTTCCTGGTACGTACCGACCAATTTATCTTCATCTTCCCTTTTTCTAGGATGGTGAAAACTACACAAAGTAATACCATTGTTTATCTCGTATCTAAGTTCGGGATAATCTCTCCATCTCAAAATATGGTGAGCCTCTAAAACATCAGAACAATCACAATTACCTATTCTACACTTATATCCATCACGTTCTTTAACATTTTTAGCCCATATAACAACCCTTCTATCTCGTTGTTGGGAACTAATTATCGTTCTATCTTTAATCCATTTATAATGACCCTCTCCTTTCATATTTGGATTAGCAATTCTCTTTGCAATAGTTTCTTGTGATTGTTTTATCCCTAAATGCTTAATCCTATTATTTTCTTTTTCTGCTTCCGTTCGTCTCTTTTTGCTATTCGCCAAACCTATTTTTATTTTTCGTTCTTCTGAGCATGGTTTTGTTTTGTAACCAGAAAGACCCTTATTCCAAGGAGTAAAACCCTTTTTGAATTGGGTTGATTCGCTTCCTTTTAATTGTGGTCCTTGTGGATTCATAATGTTATGTGCAATCTCTGCACTATCCTTGAGCCACCGTGCAGATTGGCTCAAGAGAAGTAAAGAGATTATGAGGCTATTGCTAGATCAACAAATTTAGCGTATTGGACACCGCCTGTATAGAATGGATTACCACCAGAAGCAGATTGTAATACTGCTCCAACTGGATAACTGATAATTGAGTTAAGACTTGCACCTGATGAATATATACAAGGTACATTTGACCCAATATTTGTTGAATCTATCGACGGGGTTCCGTCAAACGCTGTAATAGAATAAGAAGCTGTTTGTGTAATGGTACTTCCACTAATAGTGGCTGTTATGATTGTTTTTACTCCATTAACATCTTTGATCCCATATAGTGTAGTTCCATTCATTATAAACGACTGAATATCAGTAGCAGCAAACCCTGAGAGTGTGTAACTCGTATTTGAGTTCCCAGAAATGTTGTGTTTCTTGAGTACACCGCTTTGGAATAACCAAACATCTGTTCCGTCTGTCCAAATACAATTATTTCCAAGTGTCGTAGTCGCTCCCAAGTTTATTGAAGAGTGAGTAAACCCTGTTAAATCGAGTGCGTATTTGCCGAGCTGAACTTGACTTGTATTGATTGAGTCTAGGTAAACGACATATAGATTAGAACCACTCACGAACATGCCGTTATCGGCGAACGTTAATGTTCCTGTTGTTGGGGTTGCTGTCGCTGTGACTTCCCAAATACCTGATGTTGGGTCTTGTTGAAGTCTTGAGATTACGAGACTTTCATTTGTTCCATTGATGCCTATTTGTACAAGTGTATAGATACTCTGGCTTGAAGGATCGTACGCAACCTGTGCTAATGAAGGATTTGAAGCGGATGTTGAAACTGTTTGAAACTTATAAATTCCAAACGGACCCGCTGAACTTGGTGGAGTTAATGATTGGAATGTTGGCAACGCTCCTGCTCCATTTGAAGTGAGAACTTGTCCTGCTGTTCCTACCGTCCCACTCTGTAAAGCTCCTGTTGATGTTGTACCACCAAAGATAGGAGCGTATGCAGTAAACGAACTATCTCCTGTACCTCCATGTGCTACTGGTAATACACCAGTGACCTGTGTTGAAAGATTTATTGAAATAGAACTACTTGAATTTACAATACTAACGATGTCTGAAATAAATGTTGTATTGCTTGTCAAATCTGCAATAAACGTAGAGTTTCCTACAAGCGTCGTAATAAAGTTGGTATTATTTGCGATGCCAGATGTAAATGTAGTGTTACCTAACAAGTCTGCGATGAATGTTGCATTGTTAGCAAGATCAGATAGAAACGTAGAATCAGCTAGCAAACTGTTTGCAGTATCTGAAATAAATGTGGAATCTGAAGTTAGGCCTCCAATATCTATTTGAAAGTTATGGTTTCCTGATCCTGTGTCTGTGATAATTACATAACCATTATTCGTTAAGAATTGAGTTGATGTCGAATCACTATTGATTGAATTAACACCTGAACTACCTCCTGTTGAACTTAGAACTCCTGCTGTGAGATCAAGACCTGATCCTATTAAAACACCAGAAATAGCTCCATTTGATGTCTGGCGACCCAATAATTCGTCTGCTACTCCCGAATCTCCTGTAATAGTAGCTGTGCCATTTACATCCAAAGTTGTAGATGGTGTATCTGTTCCAAGCCCTAGCCGATCGTTGGTATAGTCCCAGAAGAAATTAGTATTGTCTTGAGAAAGAGTTGAACCAGCACCGATAAATAGTACTGATCCTGGTGTACCACCTGGAATTGTTGAACCAATAGATGTATTCGAAGATGTAACGTTAGCATCACAAAGCAATCGTCCTGTTGTTGGATTTATACGAAGATTCTTGATGAACATGTTTCCATCATTGGTGATAGCTCCAAGTACCCATCTAGTATTCTGGTCCACCTTTAAATTTTCACTACTCATACAGATTTATTTATTAAACTCATAAAGTAAGGACTCAGTCTTTCCTCTTCCGACCTTTTTAGAGGATATGGCACAGAAATATCAGCACAACCTTTGCTGTATCCAATATGCCCTTTTTTGAATTGTGTGTTTTCTGATGCCATAATGTTTAGTGGTTATACGAGTACTCCTCGTCGGGCTGGTAATGGGACTGGATCTGGTTTCTTAGTAAAAGTTATCGTTCCTTTTGGTTTAGGTGTTAAGTTAATATTCCCTTTTGTTTTATTATTCAATGCTTTTTGTTGTGGGGAAACTTTTGGAATGAATGGTGAATTTGGATTCATATTATTGGTTTACGTTAATGTTATATTTCGACTCGATAATAGCGAATGCACCTTGGACTTCTTTATGAACCATATCTTTGATAACCATGACCCCAAGTGTCGCTATCGTTCCACCAAAGAATATGAGTAATGCTATTGCTGTGTACATTCGTACTTTGGACTTTTCGTAATCTTTAGAAATGATCGTATTACCTTCGATAAGCTTCTTAGCATCTAATGACCAGTCTTCAAGCTTCGTAACACGCCCATTTGTTTTGGATGTCTGAGTTTCAATTCTTTCAAGGGTAACATCCTGCGTGTCCATACGCTTGAATAGCTCCCCAAAGAAATGGTCTTGTTCACGTTTTGAATATGGGTCTTCGTTCATGTGTATATGCAGTCCTTGCGAGACTGATAGGAAAACCAATTTATTGGTTGCCCTAAAGTATTACAAGTTATTCTGTAATAGAGAATGTTGTAGCGATAGCTGATTTGATTGAGTTCAAAAGAGTAAGCTGTGCTGTCAAAGATTCTACTTGTCGAGAAACTGAAGCAAAGTTAGCTGTCTGAGAAGTTCCATCTGTGTAGTAGATTGTTGCGTTTTTTAGTTCGGCAGCTTGATCGGCTGGGTAGAATTTCAAAGCGTCTACTTCTTTCAATGTTTTAACTGTCTGATTTGGCATAATAATGTTTAACTAAATTTCTTTTAAAGAGGGTTTTCGACACCCCTATTGGAAAGC